TTGGAATAAAGGTAAAAAATTAACTGACGATCAAAAAATTAATATGGGTCATCTCCATACTGATGAAACTAAGAAAAAATTATCAGAACAAAAAGCCGGCATTAAACTTTCTAAAGAGCATAAAAAGGCTATTTCAGAAAGAAATAAAGGTGAAAAAAATGGTATGTTTGGTAGAAAACAATCTGAAGAAACTAAACAAAAGATAAGGGAAAAGGCATTAGCTAGAGCTGAAGCAAAACGTCTTACTGAACTAATGAAAATAAAAGGATAAGAAATGGAAGTATATATACTGTATTATGTTATTATTTCCGCTGGGATGCTACTAATAAACGCATTTGTAGCAGGATTTAATGGCGTTGATATTGATAAAAAAGATTTGATTGGTTCAATATTTTGGCCAATTCAACTATCTACATTAATCGGATTGCTTTTAAGAATCCTAATTGAAAATAAGAAGGATAAAAATGGAAAGTAAATTAGTTATTACTCATGACAATTCTGACTTGTCTGTTGATGAAGCAGTACTATCTTACCAGGATATTTCTGACGGATATGTTAGTGCATTACAAGATATGCAAATCAAGACAGCAGATTGGCCAGCATTACTAAAAGATCTAAGCGAACTTTGCCCAGGTGAGATTTTTGATTACGGTAGATCTAAAAATAATATCCACTATAAAATTAATACTGAAAAATTTAGAGGATACATTAGAGGAAATAGTATTGACCTTTACATGAGTTTCTATTCTAAAGATGAATTTATTTCAAACCAAATCTGGAAACTTTACCTAAAATACTCTGAAGACGATGATGGTGTAACAGTATTCATGACTTCTTTCTTTATGAATGGTGGACAATTAGATACTAATTCTAAACGCGTAGACCATAAAGAACTAAACGCAATTTCAGAACAATACTATCCTTATATCAACACACAAGTCATGTTTGACCAGTTCTTTACTGGTGCAGAAAATATCTTACTTTTAGTTGGTGAACCTGGTCTAGGTAAATCAAAAATGAGTACTTTAGCAATGAAGCATGCTCTAAATAATAGTACTAAATTACCTTACGATAAGTTAGAAGATAACCCAGCATTAGAAAACCAATTCGTTAATTGTGCTTATGTTAAAAGTACTGACGTTTTAGTTAACGATAAATTCTGGAGAGATTTAGGTAAAATGCAAGCTGATATTTGTATTATTGATGACTTAGATTACATGTTAACTAAGAGAGATGCTGAAGTTACTTCTGGTGATGACCAAAATAAAAACAGTTTCTTAAATCAATTCCTATCTTTTACTGATGGTGTTGAGAAAACAAAAACTAAATTCATCATTACTACTAACCAAAAGTATAATGATATTGATACTGCATTATTGAGAAAAGGTAGATTGTTTGATATTCTTGAACTTAGACACCTATACAATAATGAAGCTAAAGATATCTGGGTTGAAAATAAACTAGATGAAAAAGATTTTAGTAAAGAATTCGGCGATAGTCATGTACTACCAGCTGATTTAGGTTCAGAAATCAATAAACGCAAAAACGATAGAATCGACTCTGCAACAAAACCTTACTTAAAAGAAGAAGGCATCTCAAAAGTTCAAAACGCACTAAGAGTTAAAAAGATCGGTCTTTAATCCTACCAAAAATAGGCTGCCATACTAAGTTATGGTAAGTCTATATCTGCATAAAATTTAATATTATCTATGTTATAATATACCAGTATCAAACATAAAGGAACCATATGAAATTATTTGAAGCAACTTGGCGGGATGGATACTCTTTCTTTGAAAGGTACTATGACACCAACCTAAACAAATCTATGCAATCTCGTGTTGACCTCCCTTACGAATGGTATGAACCATCTTCACGTGGTAACTATACTTACATTCTTGATGATTCAATTACACTAGACAAAAAGCAAGGTAATGCTAAACAAGGTCGTGAGCATTATGGTTTCATGGATCCAATGTATCGTAACATCAGAGACAATTATTGGAATCAAGATAAGTACAACCTAGAACCACGTATCTGGTATCTGGATATTGAAACCCGCGTGGGTACCTGTAGTACAGGTTTCCCAGTACCAGAAAAGGCTGCTGAACCAATCTCTATGTTTCAGTTCTTTGATAACAAAGAAAACATTATGATTCTACTTGGATTACGTGATTGGGATAAACAAGAAGAATACGTTAAAAAGTTTGATTTCCCTGTTAGGTACATCAAGTGTAATAATGAAGTACACATGATTGAAACATTCCTTAGTATTTTCAAAAAGCTAGATCCACTTATTATCTATGCTTGGAATGGTGCTGGATTCGATTACCCTTATATCCACAACAGAATGAAAAACCTCGGTATGGACACAAACCTTCTATCTAACTACGGTAATGTCTCATACTCTGAATCTGAATTCCAAGGTAGAACAGAATTCAAAATCAAAGTTGATGGCCACTTCTTTGTTGACTTAATGGATGTTTACAAAAAGTTTACATTCTCACCAAGACCTTCTTATTCTCTTGATACTATTGCTGAAATTGAATTAGGTGAAAACAAAGTCGATCACAGTAATTATGGTTCTTTCGATGATTTCTATGTTAAAGGTCATGATGAATTTGTTTATTATGGTATCACAGATACATATCTAATCAAACGTCTAGATGAAAAGCTTAACTTCACAGTTCTTATGAATATGATTGCTGAAAAAATGGGTGTTCAACTTGGTGATTCGATGGGTACAGTAAAACCTTGGTCTCAGTACATCTCAAACAAATCATATCAAAACAGACAAGTTATGCCAATGCGTAATGATAATCCAGATCCACATGTTGTCGGTGGTTATGTTCGTGACCCTAATAAAGGTAAACACAAATGGGTAGTTTCAGCCGATGTTAACTCAATGTATCCTCTTCTAGGTATGGTTGGATTTAATATGTCGCCGGAAACTTATATTCCTAAGTACAAATTACCAGATCAGTTACGTGATATTGTACTTCAATATTTCAACGACCAAGAAGAAGAAAAACGTCTTGATTTACCTGAAGATGTTTGGAATACAACTACTAAAATCCTTCAAGAAAACGATCTTGCTCTAGGTATCAATGGAGCAGTATTCAAGAAAGACAAGCTAGGTATGGTACCTGAAATGGTACAAGAAATCTATGATGGTCGTAAGAAAGCAAAGAAAACTATGTTTGATTATACCAAACAAGCTATCTTAATTAAAGAAATCTTAAAGGAGAAATAATGAAAATTTGCAATTGTTGTTTTCAAAAACTTCCTAAGGATAACTTTAATAAGATGAAATCAGGTAATTACACTGAATGGTGTAAAACCTGTATCAAGGATTATAGCCTAGCAGAGCGTAAAGAACGCAAGTTTAAGTATACCTATGATATAATTAAGGATATCGTTAAAGACAGTGAAGGATTAATATGAAAGAAGTATTAGAATATACTGAAGATGAATTGTGGCAGCTACCTAAAGCTGAACTAGAGGTGCTTCTACAGAAAGCAGAATACGGTGAATCCCTTTTCAATACTAAACAGTTAGTTGAAAAGACTATGATTAACTCACTTTATGGTGCGCTAGCAAATAAATGGTTCCCATTATTCAACGAAGAAATGGCTGCTGCTATTACAGGTAATGGTCGTTACTTTATTCAAAAGCTAGCTAACTACATAGAAAAAGCTCTTCAAGAATTACTACCTCAAGATAAAGAATACATCGTTTATGGGGATACAGATTCCGTGTACTACCACATTGAACCTTTCGTTGAAAAGTATATTGAAAAAAATCCTGGTCTTGATATCGATGAGTACGTTACTTGGGCAGATAGCTTTGAACAAAAAGTAATCCAACCAGTTATTAAGAAAACCATATCAGATTTCTCATATGAACTAAATGCTTACAAAGAAGAAGCTATTGGTGCAGAACGTGAAATTATCGCAGATGCTGCAGTCTTCACGGCTAAGAAAAAATATTATGCACGTGTAAGAGATAATGAAGGTACTCGTTATCCATCTGACAGTCCTAAGATTAAGGTTATGGGATTGGAAATTATCAAATCAAGTACACCTAAATGGTCTCAAAAATATCTTAAGCAAGCTATTCCTCATATCCTTGATAAAGATGAATCAGCTTTACGTGATTGGGTAAAAGATGTAAAACAAAACTTTACCTCAACAGACCTAAACGAAATTGCTGCTGTGGGCGGTGTCTCTCGTCTTGATTATAATCTTACTGATAAGGGTGTACCTATCGGTTCTCGTGCAGCACTTCGTCACAATAACTACATCAAAGACAATGACCTTGAATCGCTATATGCTCCTATTCAGGCAGGCGATAAATGTAAACGTTTGTATTTAATGGAACCAAACGAATTCCATAGTAATATTGTTGCATTTACTTCAGATCAGTTTACTAAAGAAATCGAAAAGCACAATTGTGTTGATTACGATACAAACTTTGAAAAGAACTTTATGAAGCCGCTAAACCTTATGGTAGAACCAATGAATTACGATCTTGAAAAAGAAACTCAAGATTTAGATGATTGGTAATAAATTATTAAAAAAGGAATATAAATGTTTAAAACACTTACATCGGCAATTGATCCAAAGAAAAAGCCATCACCAGAAGAAATTAAAAAGATTCCTTCTTACATTTTCTGTAAGTGGTTGTCAGGTAATCCTATGACTATATCTGCAGCAAATGCAATTAACATGTACGATGCTATTCCTATCGAAAATCAGTATCATATGGTCAAAGCAGCCTTTGGTGGTAAGGTAAAGTTTATTCCTTACCCTAAAAATGTTTCAGAAGATAAACTAAAGAAGGTTGAATTTGTTGCAAAACATTTCAATATTTCAGAAGAAAAAGCTTCAGAATACATAGATCTCATGGATGTTAAGGAATTAAATGATATAATTAACATCTATACCGAATACGAACTAAAAAAGAAAGGCTAATATGAATAACGAATTAGTAGTGATGACCCACAACGATTTAGACGCCCTAGGCAGTATGTTGAATTTAGAGTATGCTCTTCCCGGAGTACCTAAAAAGTTCTATCATACGAATTATAGCAATATCAATGAAATAGTTGATGAAATTGAAGAATACATCAAGAGGAATGGTAATACACATATCATTTGTCCAGATGTTTCTTTCAGTGATAATAAAGGCGCACTAGAAAGATTATATAATTTAGCAAATGTTGTTCATATTGACCATCACATGTACCCGGATGGTTTTTGGGATGTGTTCCCTGATATGAAAGTTTCATGGGACAAAACAAAGTCAGCCACATTGCTTACTAATGAGTATTTTAAAAATACTGGTAAAAATGCAAATCTCGATAAACTAACTTACCTAATTGACGTTTACGATTTATGGCAAAAAGATAGCCCGCACTTTGGCGTTTCTCAAGACTTAAACGAATACTTCTGGGCTTGTGGGATTGAATGGTTATTTAATGAAATTGTAAAAAATGATTATACTTTACCAAGCAATTTTACTAATGTTGTTCAGAATATTAGGAAAGAATGCGCTACAGCGATTGCATCTTTTGAAGAAAGAAAGCTAATTCAAAGAGCTGGTGAAATTACATTCTGTTTTGTTGATTCTTGGTTTAATCAAATCATGCTGAAAGAGATGGCAGAAGGTAAAAACTTTGTTATTGGTATTACTAGCTATGGAATTGTAAAAATTAGAATCAGAGAAGAAGCACCTTATACTGAAGCTCAGAAACAGGAATTACGTTTAGAGTTAACAGGAAATGACAATATTGGTCACTTGAATGCTTTCACATATAAGATTTTCAAACAGGATGTTAAGTTTGACGATATTATGGAAGAAGTTCAAAAAATTACTAAATTATTAGAAAGGATTATGGGATGATAAACCACAGCAAATCCATTTTGGCACTTATCAATACAAAGCAAGGAGCCCAAGATTTTAAAATTGAGCAAGATGTAACTGATATGACAGCTGATGATATGGTTGAGATATTTGTTAAAATGATGGAGTACCAAGGATATAACGATATTTCAATTTGGAGAGCATTAGTTACTGCCGCCGACGAAATGGTAGAAAAGTTCGACAATATTATAGAAACAAAGGAATGGCAAAATGAAAAAAAACGGTCCAGAGTTCGACGACGGTTTTTAAAGATGTAGTTGTCTCTATAACTTGTAATAGTTGTGGAGAAACTGCTGATGGTGACGACATCGGTTTTACTGATATCCAACCTTTTGAATTTTATTTTGGATTTGGAAGTAAAAAAGATGGAGAAACTTGGCGATTTGATTTATGCGACAATTGCGCTGATAAAATTATAAAGAACTTTAAGCATAAACCGGATGTAGAGGAATATTAAATGTGGCGCATATGGGCTAAAGCCTAGGAGAAAAAACAGGAAGTACCGATAAAGAAGCAGATAAAGTAGCAATCATTAGATCTGTTATTATTATCTTTGAGATAATTGTCGGTATTTTTATTATTTTAAA